GTTTATCCGAAGTGTAAGAACGCCAAGGATCGATTACAACAGAATCATCTGATAGTTCTACATAAAGCTCTGGATGAGATAAAAGAACACAAGCTCTAAAAGGTCCTGTGTCAGACCCATATACTAACGGATCAACTTGCATAGGATTAAAGCCGTACTCTGTACAATACTGTGCAACTAGTAAAGCATAACTTCCATCGATATAAGGTACACCTGGTTTGTAAGCAACACCATTAATAAGAATAGGAAGTTCTTTTTCTTTTGCAATATCACAAAGTTTTTGTGCAACATTTTGCGCTTGAACTTCTCTTGCATTCATTACTGCATCAAAAATATCATAACCAAGATCTAGTTTCTTTGCCATATACCTAAGTGCAATATTATCTCTTGGGTGACAACTGCCGCCATCTCCCATTCCTGCTTTCATGTAACTTGGTCCCATAATACGTTGTGTACTTTCTGCAAGTGCTGTAGTAACTACATCAACGTTTATATTACCTTGCTTTTCAGCAACGTCTTGTATCATATTTACAAGTCCAATTTTTGTACTAATAAATGTATTATAGAATACTTTGATACATTCGCATTCGTCCCAAGTACCAATTACATATCTTGGATCATTCTCCATACATGTATTATAAAAATCTCTGAGCTCTTTAGCATCGCCAGTTTCAGTACCATCTTCTGTACCAATCATAACCATTTCAGGATTGACCATATCCCAAGCAACTGTACCCATAGCAATCAAATAAGGATTATAAACAAAACGTGTATTAGTTATTAAAGGTACAAACTCACGTCTTACTGTGCCAGGTAAAACTGTACTAATAAGAACAAGCATTTGTTTTTTATTCATATACTTGTTTGCTTCTTGTAAACAATCAATAACAATATCGTATTGAAAGTCTTTAGGCTCTAAATGTGCTGTAGGTGCTTTGCCGTCATAGTTTGGATCATGTGGAGTAGGCACTGCAACAAATACAATATCTGCTTCTGATGCTACGTCTTTAATAGTTTCTTCTACTATAACATAATCACTATCTAACGATTTATCTACATCATATCCAATTACTGCATGTCCTTTCTTGGCAATCTCTTCTGCGCAAGGCATACCCAATTTACCAAGTCCAATAAATCCAATTTTCATCTATTCTGTCCTTTTGATTAGTTACTGTTATTTACATTTGAGCATTAAAACGCTGTTTAAGCCTGGCTTTTTACGCTGATACACAAGTAATGCTTATACATGTTAACCACGCTGTATGACGCTTAAAATGCGTTTAAGACACCTAATTTACCCTAATGTAAAGTCTGTACTAGGCTTTATTAAGTGGCTTCTCCCTTGTAAAACCCTATAATTGTAGTGTGCAATTTCTCTCACTTTGGAATGCCATTCTCTAAATTCAGCACCTTCCAAATTGCACAATCTTTCAATTTCATCTACAATTGCTATTGCTCGATCTCCGTGATCTTCAATTTTATCGTATCCTTCATTTATATAAGGATGATAAGTTCTGTATCCTAACTTTTTAAGATATTGCAATGTATTTGGAGAGCCTACCATTATATAAGGATGCCCCATTGCAATACATTTAAATATCTTCTCACTTAAAAATGGAACGTTTTCATAATACGTTGTTTCACTGATTACACTAAAATATGTTTCTTGATAGTACTTGTGTATTGATTGTTGATGTTCTGCTCTATTGGTAACAAGGTCTTCTTCATCAAGATACATCGGCGGCAACTGCTGTACGTCAGCAGAGCGTTTTAAAACACGAGAAATTTCTTTATGGTCTTTGTGATTTGCTTCTAGTCGGGGCCATACATGTTGCCAATTTAAATTATCGTCTGACGGTGCAAGGCTAACATAACCTTTATCTAATAATCCTCTATCATGAAGTAATGTAACCATTAATGGCCTATGTAATCGCCATCGTCTATTTAGATTAAGATATTTTTTAGAGTACTTGCGTTTCTTTTCCATTGTAGGAAAAGCATTACGTTGTAATATTGTATCTCTACCAGTATTTTCAAATAAAGTAAACCACATAATTTTAATTTCTTCAGCATTGTTTTTCTTACAGTACTTTACTGTATACTTGTACATAGTAGGTACACCAGACAAAAACACAATTTGACTTGCTGGAATATTATATTTGTTAACTATGTGTTTATAAATTGCATCTAAACTGTCATAAAAGAACTCTAACGAGTTGTCTAGTACTAATGAAATCTGTTTAAGTTGTAATTTAAGAATCGTTTCTTTATCTAAAACAGTATCTAAAGGAAAATATTTAAAACTTCTTGCATCAGAAAACATTATAAAATAGTAATCTTGTTTTAATTTAATACGTCCTAGTTCAGCAGGATTGGTAGCTATAGTAACCTTCTGAGGATTGTTAACATCGTATGTTATAAGGTATGGTAAATTATCGTTATTCAAACAAGCCATTACAAACGTCCTGGTTTGTTAGCATGTTCTTTCCACCAAACTTCTAAATCGTCAAAACTACGTGCTTTAAGTACTTTTTTATTTGTGCTACGAGCAAACTCTCTCATGTCTTTTGATATCATATGTTTAGGAAAGCATCTGGCAATATATTCTAAATGGTGTTCAGGTCTAGGATGATAATCAGCAGTTTGTCCTTGTCCTTTAGAACCTTTTATAGGTGTTGCTAGCCAAGAGCCGCCAAAAATTGTATTAAGAATATCTGGTTGTATTGATTCAAGTGTTGTAGCATATAATCTTTTAATATCTCCGTATTCGCTCTTTTTCATTTCTGGAGTCAAATTAAATGAGATCATATCATCAATTTCAAAAGGAGCCATGTTCCACATATAAAATTCAGCTTTTGATTGTTTCATGTACTGTCTTGTTAATTCTATAAGTGCTAAATCTCTTAATAGATAAAATCTATAATCAAACCAGTCATGTACAAACTTGGCAGAAATATTACCTTGTGTCGTAATATTTCCTGACGTTACCCAATGGTTTTTCTTATATCTATCTTCACGTGTAACTGAACTCCACATAACAATAACTAAGTCATTTTCTGTAAAGTTGTGTCTAAGATTTGCTTCTACTATGCTATTGGATATGAATAGATTTCCTGCGCCAGACTTTCCGTAGTTATATGTTTCTGGTATATCTTGTTTGATAATGTCTGACCAAGTTGGCCATCTATATCTGGTAAAACTGCAACCAAATGTAAAACATCTTTTATATTCACTAAACTGTTTCAAAGTATCTCTCCGCTGATTTTATACATGCCATTATTGCATCTTTGTAAAAGTCCTGTGTTCTCGAATGCTCAAAGTTATGTTGCACAGCAGGATATGCTTTTAGCAAACGTCTTTGTTTAGTTTCAAAATCAAGGCTAATCCATTCTTTTAGATTTTGTTGTACTGTTTTAAAACGTTCTAGTGGATCTATGATTAAATCATAGGGCTTACTGAACAGGTTAAAGTCAGTTCTAAAACCCAACGAACGCAAACCTGCAAGTGTTCCTCTTGATGCCAACGTAATAAAAGGATGTCCTAGCATAATGGGTTTGAATAATTTTTCTGTTAAAAACACGCTGTCGTCAAAGAATATAGTTTCAGTAACAACAGTTAACAATGTGTTAGCATACAGGTCTGGGTTAAAACTATTAGCAGCATTTGTAACGCTCCAGTCTCCATCAAAAAATCTTGGAGCAAACTTTTTATGTCTTGCATAGTTCTTTTTACCAATTAAGTATTCTGCATTTAGGTCTTCGCCTTCTTTAACTTCATTGCACGTAACAATACCTTTGTCTAACAGTCCACTAATGCCTAAGTCTGTTACATGTGCAGCCCTATGCGGTCTATGCACCCTATTTAAACTGTTAAAAGATTTACTTTCTTCTTTGTACATTGCGGCTTTGATTAAAGGTTTATAAGGCATAGGCTGGCCATTCATAAATATTTTTAAGAAATGATTAGAATAAGCAACTTCAAACATTCGTGGGTTACCTGTTTTCTCTAACCAATCTTCATAGTGTTTTTCAACCAGTTGGCTTCCTTGCATAATGTAAACAGACAGAGGCGGCAAGCCTCTTGCAATTGCAGCATCATGTATACGCTGCCACCCATCGCCTAATGCTTTGTGTATAAAAGGACCACCTTCTTTATCAGCACCAATTACAATTCTTATACGTTTCTTTTTTACTAATTTTACAATATTGTCTGGTAGTGCAGATATAATATCTGTTGGGCCGTTATGTACAGAACTAAGTCCAGTCCACCAACATGGATCACCATTAACATCAATATAATATATTCCAGGAGAGTTTTTACAATTTACTAATTCTTCTACAGGCTTCTTCATGCTGCGTAACGTATCTTTAATAATTGTTCCTTTAGACGTTAGATACCAATCAGTTTCATCTGTGGTAGAAAGATGAGCTAAATTTTCTGTATGTTGGTCTGTTGTATCAAAGTAAAAATTCATTATAGCAATCCTTTCAGTTCAGGAAATGTTTCTGCAAAATTTTCGTTCCTGATTATATCATAATGGTGTGTACGATTTTTAAATTGTTCTCTTACTTTTTCATCAAATTTAGAATTGTTTATATAACTTACAACACCGGTTAGCATGTTGTCAATATGCTTGTTATATGTTTTGCTTTGTAGTTTTTCGATAATCTCTATTTTAAATGAATCATCTAATACTGATGCTGTATAATACTCTGGATATTGTATGTTATACATCTGAGGAGAATAATCTTCAAGATTAAAAAATTCTTCATTTAACACATAATCAAAAAAGTCTGTTAGTGTATATAAGTTAAAAACACTAACAACTGTATTGCTTTGCATTTTGATGTGAGGACATTCTTGTTTTATCTTTTGTATATTGCTTTTAATTAAATTCCAATCTGTACCAGATCTAATATATTCTGCTCTACTACCATAATGATCTAAACTTGCACCTATGTGTATAGTATCGAAGTGTTTCCATAGCTCTAAGACGCTCTTAGACTTGTATTTTAGCACACTACAGTTACTATTATACTCTAACTTCACATTTGTTTTACCTATTGAAATAAGGTGTTCTAGTATGTCATAATGCTTGTCTGTAAGCAAAGGCTCGCCGCCAGCAAAGTAAAAGGTTTCAATGTCTTTAAAGTGTGGAAGGAATTGGTTATACAACTTATCGTTGTCATTGCCATCTGCTAAAATGAAGATAGGTTTCTTTTCACCTTGTGCATTATCTTCTTGCGCCCATGTGCTAGAGTATGTGCTACTACAACTACGGCATTTAAAGTTACAAATATTGCTCCAACGTACATCAAAATGCTTTAAATGCATTACTGGCAATGTTCCATCATCTTCTGTATGAGCTATTAGCCCTGTGGTATCTCCAAAATACGGATTAGCATTGGCATGCATTCTCGAGCTTTCAGCGCCGCCATCTTCAATATTGTAACATGCTTGACATTCTACACAACGTTTACCTTCAAGCATATTTTTACGCATTTGCTTGTAAGGAGCATCGTTCCAAATTTCTTTAATTGTGTTTTGTCTTACATTACCTAAGGGTTTGTTCCATTCGCCAACACAACAAGGTAGTACTGATCCGTCTGGATTTACATACATGTGTAACCAAGGGTATATGCAAAATGTATCAGACAGTTTCGCAGTCATAGTAGAAGTCCTTTAGATCTGGAAACGTATCAGTAAAATTAACATTTCTTCGTTTGTCATATTCAGTAAACCACTGATAAAAATCTCTGCGACCTTCTGTTAATCTGTTAACATCATACTGTGTTCTTTCCATGTAGTCTACAACACGTCTAAACTTTTCATACTCTAGTTCACTAAATTTATGTCTATCTTGATCGTCCATGTTATCAATAATAAATTGTAAATGCTTTTTCATGTACGGCATAAATTTATCTTTAGGTAAGATGTTCATATCGTATTGTAGCGGCTCTTTTAAATACGGAGTATCAAATCTAATACGCTGCCACTTAGTTTGATTATCACTATTATATTTTATACGCCAGTCTAAAAACTTTTGCAATAATGTGCTAAAGTTAGTTACAGTTAAAATGTTAAATGTAACCATAAACGTTAGAGGCATATTAGTTCTAGTCATATACATGTCTAGATTCTTTTCCCATAGCTCTAAGTCTAAGCCTGTTCTAATATACTCTGCTTGTGGTCCCCATGTGTCAATACTAGTAAAGATTTTAAAGTCTTTGATACAGCCTTTTTCAACTAAACTGTTTACTTTGTCTGTGAACCGTTCAATAAGAATAGGCTTAACACCTAGGTTAGTATTAATGTTTAATTCTAAATTAGGACAAGGATTTTTTTCAAGTTCGTCAAATACTCTCCATGTGCTTTGCTGTAATAAGGGTTCGCCTCCTGTGATACGTAAAATTGTAAGTGTCTTACGTAATTCAGGCCACCACTTCCACCATGCTTTAACATACGGATTTGTTTCTTCATCTTTGTGTATTTTAAACCAGTCAATATCATTCCTATGATTCTTAACCATAGTATACGGACCTTCTTTTTCAATTTCTTTGTAGTAACTGCTAGAATGTTTAGGGTGACAATAACCGCACTTAAAATTACATTCATTACCAAACGAAACTTCAACATACTGTGGATTTACATTCGCCATTGGTTCTTGTTTAATTGCATTAAATCTTTCAGGTGTGTATATACTTGCGTTACGTTCTTTACGATCACTAATATAATCTTTACCCATACATTCAACATTCCAACAGTATTGACAACCACTAGGTTTTTTACCGTCCATCATTTCTTGACGTTCTGCTTTTTTCTGCTGTGTATTATGTAAAGCACTAGGATCTGCTTCTATTTCATGCAAAGGTATTTTGTGTGGTGCAGGGTGATAACAACTATGTGTTTCTCCTGTGCCTAAGTATAATGTTGTATGATGCCATTTGGCCATACAGAACGTAGGACTTAGCTCGTCCATAATAGGAATAAACTTTTCTATTCTATCTTTATCCTGCATTATATTGTTCCTGTAGCCAGTCAAAGTCATTTATTTTACGTAAATTTTCTGGCTTGTTACTGTTTGCAACTCCGTATTCTCTACCTGCTTTTGCTCCTTTTAGTGCGTACTCTGCAAAAGGTCCTTTTGCTTCTTTACACCAAATATCTAAACGTTTCTCAGTTTCCATATTATCCTGTCTGTTGATAGATCTACTAGCCAATTTAACACATTCTCTAAATGCACTTTTCCATGTGCTATACTCATCAGTATCAAACACACTAATGTTACTTACTTCATTCATTGCTCTGAACTTTGTAGATAGGCTTGTTGTCATATCTGTAGTAAAGTCTGTAATATCCATAACTGCTTGTCTTGGTAATAATTTTACGCCACCGTATCCGTATTCTAAATCGTTTACTGCGTTTTTACTTCTCCATACATGCACAGTGTCTTGATCCCAAAACGGAACAATATAATTAAATTTAAAGTGTTTAATTAATTGAGCATCACCGTCAACTACCCAAAACATATTTGTTTCGCATAACTTTGCTGCTTCCATATGTGCTTGATGAATACCTTTTACATCACGTACCCAACGTAACTTTATACTAGGATCTTGTACCCTTATAATATCTTGTAATTCTTTAAAATGCTTATCTGCATTTTTTTCTTTATAACTTATAAATGCAATATTATAAGGTGTTGGCTTACTACTATTTTCTTTTACATCTTTTTTGTTAGTAAAGAATCTTGATTTAAATTCACGTTCTGTTACAGGACGTTCTTTTGAAAACAATGTAACTCCGTCATACGAGCCGCTGTTTTGAAAACAGTGTGTAAGTTTTCTATGATAACTGTCATACTTAGGAATGTAATAATCAAACTTAAAACTATCAATAATATTTAGATCAGGATACACACCCCAGAACATATCACCTGTTGCTTTTTCTTGTGCTTGTTGATAATCTTCAAAAGTTGCTAATTGAAATATTTCCCACTTCTTGGGTTCACTTGCTACTATATCAATTTCTTTTTTATTTGTAAAAAATCTATAATCAAATTCACGTTTAGCAATTTTATTATCTTTATGACAAATAAAAATACCATCATACGTTTTATTATTTTTAAAAACATGTACAACATCCTTATCCCAAAACGGAACTTGGTATTGAGGCACATCGTTCGGAATTACGTCATCAGGTATACACAATATAAATTCTGATTGTGCAATTTCTTGTGCTGTAACAAGTCCTTCATAACTATCTAATTTAACAATATCATACAGCTTAGGTTTACTTGCTACTATATCAATCTCTTTCTTGTCTGTAAAAAATCTGTATTTCCATTCTTTGTTTGCTACATTTAAGTTTTTAGGAAATAAACATACACCATCAAAGTGTTCACCATTTTTAAATACGTGAATGTACTGATCGTCCCATTCTGTAACTCTGTATGTTAAATCGAAATCTTGTGTTAGATACAAATTGTCCCATACTACCCAAAAGTTTTTTGTAAGAGACTTTTTGTTTAGTGTTTCATAACTTTTACAATTTTCTATTTTTTGTGCGTGTGGGAATCTTGCCTTAAAATTACTCCAGGCTATTTCATTAACGTTTCCGTTACTGACAAAAAAGATATCATACATATTTTTTACTATAATAAGTTTGGCCTAGGTTTAATGCTTCATCATATAAATCCATTGTATACCTACTTGCATCAGGTTCTAACCACACCCAATCAAGACCCAAGTTTAAATTGATTTCATTACCTAACCGTTTAATTTCTGCAATACATGCTTCACTGTCTTTTGAAAAGTGTTCTGCTTTTTCTTTCCATATGTCGCCAAGTATTTCAAAGTCTCTAACTTGTATATGATCCCAGTCTGTACAGTTGGTCATATATGTTCCTTGCCTTGCACCTAATATTGACATAATACCGTTTTCTACATGTGAGCCAACAGTTGACCACATTCTAAGTCTGTGAATATTATGCCACCAAATTCTTTCTTTAATTTCCATAGGCGGAAGTTTTAATCCATCGGACAGTGTCATTTTAACACCTTCTCGAAAACCTGCTCTCCATGCATGGTATGGAGTTGCATTTACTTTTGTATCACTGTATGTCATAGGAAAATTTCTGTAACCTGTTTCCCAACAAAAGTCAACTTGAGCTCTTTCGCTGTCTGCGTTTTCATGCGTTTTCATATTAAGTAAATGATCTTTAGACCATAACTTTAATCCGCCGTTACCGTAACGTAAACCATTAACAGTATTCTTTCCACACCAACTATAAACTTTAATTTCTTCTTCTGACATGTCTAAATCAAGATTAAAATATTCAGGATATACTATATTGTCTGCATCAACTGTAAGCAACCAATCAGTTTCAGATTGCTCTGCACATGCTTTATGTGCATGGTCACTTCCTTTTACACCATGTACACGTTTTGCCCAAGGTAATTTATTACACAGATCTGCATAATGCAAATCAGCAAACGGTTCATCATACGATAAAAAGAATACGTCGAACTCGACTACTCTCATTTAAATCTCCTCTAGTACATAGTTTTTAAACAGTCTACGAGTAAACACACTAAACTTTCCTGTTATGTCTACATCATCTACTGTTACAGAGTTGCCTGTTAGCTCATCAAGTGTAACATCAAATGTTTTTTGCGGAAAGTGCGGATCGTTATAATCAGCAATTGTAAAAGATAAAGTTGTATCACCTTGCCAAAAAACATTTCTTGGTGTTGCTGGTTGCCACTGATCTTCTAAAACTTTTGTACCGCCATATTCCTCACTTAGTTCTACAGTAAGTTTACTAGCATCTTTATTGTATGTAAGATAGATGTCTGGTTTTACTTCTTCATCTAAGTAACGTTTGTCAATAATTCTATGCAGTACATCGTCAATCTTTGTTAAAGTTTTTTCTTCAGTAATTTCAAACTTGCCTTCACTGGTATCGAAGAAACAATTGTTAATATGAATCTCACCGTCAATAATTTTGATAGCAAGATCCTCTTCAACCTCAGTGATGTTTTTACTGTATTCCATTTCTATTGAAGCGTAAGGACCTACTGATAGCAACTGACCTGTGTCTGCATCAAATGCTGCTCCAAACCTGCGCTCTGGCTCTTTATAATTCTTAAGCCATTCGTCAAAGTCTGGCATAAACTCTTCTATTTCTTCCATGCTATTTCCTCCAGTACATTAACTGTTTCTAAAGTCATTTTATTTTTTTCAACATAATGTACAATGTCGTTTTGTTGATAACTACCTATTTTTAATTTGCCTTTATCATTTAAGTAGTAGCCTACGTGATCTGAAAACTTATCAGCAGCCCAAGGCCAATTTTGTACAGCGCCTTTCATGTGTACAACTCTTGGGAAGCTCAAAGGATACGCAATATCATCTGTAATATCTAATATTTTTGCAGCCATTGAAAATGCTTCATCTGTTCCAATTACTTTAGGTCTATGTTTTGTTAAAAACAAATTACTATATTCGTTTGGATTGTCTATTATAGAACGTTGTAAAGCAAAGAACTCACTTGCTAATTTACTATCTTTTTTGAAAAAAGTAAAGAATGAATACAAGTTAGGTAATTTATTTGCAGTAAACGTTCTTCTATAGTAATCGCTAGTTACTTCTTCACCCCTGTAAGTGTATGCTTTGTTAGCAACATATAACTCAGAGTGTTTAATAAAATAATCAATCCAATGACTATAATCTCTAAAGAACAACATGTCTGCATCTAAGCATACAGTGTGTTCCCACGGTGAAAGCTCGTCCATGTAAGAACGGCCGTCCCAAAAACCTTTTTTATCCCATTCAATAACTTCATCAAACACCCATGTAGATTTAAAATTTTCTATTTGGGATTTGTCATCAATTACTAATGCAACTTTATCGTAACCTTCTTTTTGTGTATTCTTAATACTTAATGCAAGTGCATACGCCATTTGTGCATAATTATATTCTTCAGAAGTTGCAACAACTATTAGATATCCAAAGTTCATATCAACTCCATTAGTTTATCAAAGTTTCTTTCAATACTTTTTTTATTCATTACATGCACATCTCTACCTGTAGATGAAGCAGCTACTTGTTCATTAGTTAATAAAAATTGTAATGTACTGTCTTTTACATCAAATAAAACATCTCTATCTATTGTAGAAAACACTGGCGGCATTTTATATTCAGTATCTACTTCTTGGAAACCGTTTAGTATATGATTAGCAATTGCAAAACTAATATCATTTCTATACATTCTGCTATCAAATCTATATGTGTCTGCAAAAAACTTATAATTTTTTTGTATGTATTGCACTAAATCAAAAAGTACTTTTGTTTGTTCGTTCTTGGTAAACATAACTGTTGTTGCCCAAAGTAGTTTAACCCCAGTATCTGAAACATACTTGTCATGGTAGCCTGCTCGTGTTCCCATAATATCATTGTACTCATGTGATATTAAAAAGTCTTGTTCAACATCCCAATAGTTGTTTAGTGTATCTGAAAATGTTAGATAATCACAATCTAACAATAGTGTTCTTTTATAAGGTGTAATATCCCAAACATTTGGTCTGTTTGAATTATCAAAAGGTACCGCTTCAAAATCATTTCCATCATGAAGGTTTCTGTATTGCTGTGTTGGAGGACGCTCTACAAAAATAATACTATCAAAGATTTCTTCTGCTTTATCTGCGGTACCGATTTCTTCCATATAATCAACAGTTGATTTATCTGTGATTAATGAAACTGGATAGCCGAGATGCTTTTTGGCAAGGCCGCCTGCTACCAATGCTAGTTTAGAATAATCTAAACTTCGGCTGTTATGAGCAAATATTACAATTCCTTTATCCATATTACACGCAATCTGAAGCTGATTCAATAAGTTTTTCTACAGATCTGCTCTTTTTGAGACGCTGGTATTCTTCGTAATATTCTAATGTTGCCGTGAAATATCTATCAAGTATGATATCTTTAAATTCTGCAAGATCGGCAATCAATATAGGATTATCATTAACGTCAAGTAATACTACACCTTCAGTTCTATCTGCTGAAAGTAGCATTTGAACAAAGTTAATGAGCTCTCTATTGATTTTGAAAATTCCGCCATTGACACCATAAGTTAATCTAGCGTCAACTTTTTCCTTTAGAGTTTTACGCTGTACAGCAAAAGTTTCTCTGTACTTGCTAAAATCCAAGGCTTGTTTTAATTGTTCTTCCATATGTCCTCCAAGTTATAGTAGCAGTTAATATTTATGCGCTGTACTACGGGGGAGGAAATTAAGTGACTACGAATCCGCCTACAGTTACGGAAGGAGTTTGGATATTAAATCCTTGTGATCCTGAGGGATAAAGATTGATGCTACCAACTGCTTTTCTGGTAACAGTTTGAAGATAAAGTGAAGCAGGGCCTACTGTATCTGGACCGTATGACCCAGAGCCTACTGATCCTTGAGCTGGAGGGCCACCTAACCCAACGTGATTGTCATTGTAAACTGCTGTCATTTCTAGTTGATACGCAGTACCACTTGAGTTATCTAATACCCCAGGTGTTCTTGCATATAATCTATAATAGTTTGCATTGTAAGGACTACTAGCAATAGCTGTGTACCAAGGTGAGCTGTAACCGTTTGTACATCTAAAGAAGTTTCCATTATCGTTTGGATTAACACCTGTTGCTGGCTGATTTCCTCCAAATGACTGTGTACTTGCTGTTTGTAGCAAACTTATCCAAGACGCATCTTGAGCTGATCCACTAGTACTGCTCAAACTGCTTGTTAGTTGAATTAGCCCGCCACTATTAAAATAATGTCTAGCATCTGCTGCTGTTGGCCAAGTAAAAGTAACTATTACTTGTGCAGAAGTTGACCATGTCCCTGTATATACTGCATTACTGTGTGTTGTAGATGATGCTGTTGCTGCAGGTGGTATGGTATATTTTGCAGCCTCTAGTGCAATAATTAAATCATTCCACCTTCTATAAGGCTGTGTATTGTATGTTGCGTCATTAGTGACAGTATTTGCTTTAATTTTTTGAGAAGTATTAATATTATTAGGCCAACTACCCCAATTAGTAGGAGGATTTGAACCATATATGTGCCTGTAAGCATTATACATGTCTGTGATTAATCTACCATATTCTTCCACAGACACCTTATCCGAAACACCAACACCTGAAGCGTTCATTGTTTGCCCCCATCCGTATGTGGCATCTCCGCCATCAGCAGGGCCTATCACTTGCTCAAGGCGAGTGTATAGCGCATTGTAGTCGTTTCTGCTAATTTGTGCGTGTACGGTTGTCATATAATATCCTTAACAGCAGTATTTACTACAACAAGTGTCTATGTTGCACTAATGCTGGTTCCAGAATACGATGGACTCGTAATAGAAAATGCAGCACCACTTGGTTGTAATGTTCCTGTAGCTTTTAATTCTTCTACATCAATACTAAGTGTGCCGTCAACTGAATCTCCTGGTGCAGGTGCACCTGGATCAACATAATTATCAGATAGTAAAACTTTGAAGTTAAACACTGAAGCTGTTCCTGCGGAATTACTTGCCACATCACACTTTGCTTGAATCTTGTAATTGTTGTTTGAGTATGGCGTACTAGCAGACAAATTATATAAATCTTGGTATGTATTAGTAAGCATGTATATGTTGTTCAACCCATCTGGTAATCTACCGCCAATTGATTGCCTTCCTACAGTTGAAAGTAAACTGGTCCACGCACCGTTCTGTTGAGATGCTGTGCCTAAGCCTCTTCCTGTAGTAAATCTTAGTCTACTTCCAGAATTCCAAAAATATCTTGCTTCGTTAGCATTACTAAATGTTACAGTTAGTACATATTCTGCACTTGTACTCCAAGCAGACGTATAACTTTTTGTATCTTTAATAGATGTTGTTAATAATCCAGCATCACAATCAAACCTATCATTTCTACATTCGTCAGCAAGAGTGTTATATCCATTAAATGGATCACTTGATGATGCTGTAATAGGATCACCAATAGCAGCAATAGTTGCTGTTGGCACTACACCGTTTTGATGAAAATAAGCATTTACAATGTCAAAACGGATTGCATCAAAGTGTGACTTTAATACTGTTTGACCTGAAATAACTGTTGTGCTGTTAACTGTTTGTCCGTATCCAAACGTTCCAACGCCGGTACCCATAACTTCAGCAATCTTATTTCGCAGGCTGTTGAGGTCTGTTGATAGGATCTGTGCGCCTGTTGTTACCATTATAGTACTACCGCTTCAATAACTTTTGTTCCTGAATTTGAATTGCTTTCTATTGCAATTGCAAACACGTCTGCATGACTGTCAGCTTTTGTAGCGTAACCTTCCGCAGCAGCAACTAATCTATCTCCTTTAGCAATAGCGCCGATGACCTTAACTGGTACACGCCCTTTAAGTGCAATATATGTTCCACCGTCTAACCATGCGTTCATCATAAACGCAGGCTGTTCTGAAACAACACCTAACGCTCTATCGCCTTCACTACATGCAGTAACTTCTGCGTTTCCGCCAACTGCTACAACTGTACCAGGCTCATATTCTGCGTCTGCTAAGTATTTCTCTGCTAAGTCAGCATATCTAGCTGCGGTTGCTGTACCTTGGAATAAGTTAGCAATTAAATCACCGCTTGAGTTTCTAGCAGCAATAGTATTTGCTGTCGCTGTTGTTTTAGCAGTTTTGTAATTAGGATCACTATCTGTTGCACTATCATCAATTTTAATTCTATCTGCAAAAGTTGCTGTACCATTAAAAGTATTTGCAAAAATTACGCCTGACGAATCTCTAACAACAATACTGTTTCCTGAAGCAGGAACTGAAACAGATGGTGTAATACCATTTAAGGCACTTGCATCTGATGCTGTACCAGTCAAGTTACCTTGTACTGATCCAAACAATGTACCGTAAATGTTTGCGCCTACATAACCAATGTTTTTAGTAGAGCCATCAATCATAACAGTTGAGTCATTAGCAAGTAAACTACCTTTAGTGTTACCTGTAACGTTACCAGTTACATTACCTGTTAAAGGTCCTGTAAATGCATCAGCATATACTGCTGACCATGCAAATTGTGCTGTACCTAAAGTAAATGAACTGTCAATACCTGGAATAACACCTGCTGCGGTGATATCCATAATATTTTTTCTAGTTGAGCCGCCATCATTAACAATGAACTGCATAGGATTACCAAGAACACTTTCAAAAACAATTTCGTCATCGTTTTCAACTCTTAATCTAAAGTCGCTTTGGTCACCTACTTTGTATCCTGCATCTTGGAAGTTAATTTCTTGGTTAAAAGTGATACTTCCTTTTTGTAAATATTCTGAAGCATCAATGCCACCTAACTTTAATGCGTTAGATGAAGTTCCCCAGTATACATAACTATCTGATGTAACACCGTTAGCATCTGCTTTAGCCATTGTAATACCTTTCTTGATTAACGTAAAGTCATCAATAGGGTTAAGTGAACTGTTTAGTGTAAATTCTGTTTGTGAAATAATTGCAACTGTCTTACCACCTGCATTAATTTTTAAAATTGAATGGTTTGTATTACCTGTGTCTTTAACAACCTGTGCAATTGCTCCACTAGCACCAAGATCTGGTGATGCTTCAGGTCCTACTAATATAAACTCTCCGCCTGACCATGCATATAATTGTTTTGCTGATGTGTCCCACCAAAATTCTCCTACTCCTAATCCTGAAGGAGCAACTGATGCTACTTCAGCACCGTTGGTAGTTTTCCATTGTGCGCCATCATAGAACTTAACTTTCTTATTTGAAGAGTCAAACCATAATTGGCCTGTAACTGCTTTTGGAGGAGCAGTAGTATTTGCAAAGTTTTCTAGTAAATGTAAGAAGTTTTCATTCTGTACTTCACCGTATCCTGCGTAGTTTTTACCAACGAAACGTATATCCGTAGTGGTATCAATAGTTCCGTCTTCTACTGACGTTAAAAATGTTCCGTTAAATTTATCTACTTGGTATGCCATGTGTGTTTTCTTCCTAGTTTACTGTTGTATTTATCTACCTTTACTCGTCTTCTGGTGGTAACGGTTTAGGGTAAAAACTGTATACACCTGGTTGATCTTTGTACGTTTGAACAGCAGTATTGTGATTATTAACTTTCTGCTTAACGTAGTTACGCATAGCAATAAAGTCATCTGTAAGCGGAATACCTGCGTTTTCTAAGCATTCTGCAATGATATTAAGCTGCTTATGCACGGGATACTTAACAAGAATCTGCTTGTTTACTACTTCGTCAATTGCTACCTCTTCAATTAACGGTATATCATTAAGAGATCTTACTTCACCACTAGCATAATCACCCCACCAATATTCATTTGCGTCATCTAAATCAATAACTTTATGAGGTACGCCTTGCGTAGTAAGTCTTTCAGCAAACTCGCTATCATAGTCCTGAGATGAGATCACTCTTGATCTATCAGCACTAAAAATAATAATGTTTTTCATCTAGTTCTTCCCCAACTTAATGCAAGACTTATCTTTGGTCTTTCATTTTGTTTAATTTCTGTTACTTCGTGTTCTAAGTTCACAGGCATATCAATTAACATACCTGGGCCTTCGTCTACTAAATTTCTTTTGCCTTGTTCATCGTACCAACAAAAGTGCGGAGCATCAGCTCTTAAAAATATTAGTTTAAACTTCCAATACCCGCCTGCACTATCTCTATGCCTTTTAAGATAATCACCTGGATCATATTTGTTAATACAAAAACTATCACAAGTTCTATCTTCTTCTGGAATTGATTCAGTAATCAAATCCTTTAATTCTTTTGGCATGTTCCAACGGAACATACTTTTTAACTTACTTTCACCATAGGCAGTTACAAAATTAAATTCTTCTCCTGGCTGCCTAATAAAAAAACTGTTTTCGTTTGCCTCTACTAACTTTACTATCTCATCAACATTCTTACAATAGTCCGGTACTAACTTTACTGTCATTATACATATGACCAAGTACCAGTGTAACTCCAGTTACTACCGTTTGAACTATAAGTCAACTTGTAACCAGTATTACTATTATAAAGTGTCGTTGAAGTACTAACACTAGCAGTAGCCCATCTATATGCTAAGATCCATCTACCAGCACTAAAGCTAGAACTTGAACCTGCGTATATGTTATTAATTATCAATTCAAAATTTAATCCACTTGCATTACTTGCAGGAAGATACGCTTCGATTAAATCAATATACTGTGCATCTGGTGAACTTGTGTTTGGTGCTGGTGAACTAATAACAAGTTGTCTTGTGTTTGCACTTGCAACAACATTTTGTACAAACGCTGTAGTAGCAATATAAGTTGAACTATCTGAATTTGCTCTAGTTACACTGTATGATGCATTGTCTGCATTGGTAGCATTTGCAGCCTGTGTTGCATTAATTGCTGTAGTTGCTGTACTTGCTGTTGTAGCAGTTGCAGCATTACCATTTAAGTCTGCTTGAATAACATTTGCGCTGAAATTACCACTTGCATCTCTAGCAACAATTTTGTTTGCTGTAGGCAAGTTAGTTGCATCAACATCAAATGTTGTGTTTGTAATACCGTCATAAACTAACCCAGTTAAGTAGTTACCTGGTGTTAGGTTTGAAAATGCTATTGTGTCCCATACAGGTTGACCGGCACCTGTTGACTTTAAAAACTTGCCTGCAAGACCTGATGGTATATGTGATGTTGAACCGGAAGCAGTTTGATAAGGTATAGTTCCGCCTGCGCCGCCAGCAATGTTAGTTGCTGTAGTTGCTGTAGTTGCATTACCTGTAACTGTACCAGTTAAGTCACCGTAAAAATTTTCTGAATATGTATCTTTATACCTTAACGCACTCGAACCAAGATCAAGTGTTATGTCTGAATTTGGCAAAAGTCCTGCTTTTGCACTAGGAGATCTTGTAGGTCCAAATAAATCAAGTTGATAATCTACACCTTCTGTTGCTGCTAAACTAATTTGATTTGCTGCTTTTATTTCTGTAGAATTAATTGTTCCGTCAATGGTTAAGTTCGAACCAACTGTAATATTTCCAGCAACACCTAAAGATGTTAATGTTCCTACACTTGTTAGTGCTGAACTAACAACAGTATTATGTAAGTTTGTACCTGTTAGTGTGTTAGCATCTGCTGTAACAGTTATGTCTACTGTTCCGTCAAAAACAACTCCGTTGATATTTACTGGTGTTGATAATCTTTGTGCTGCGGCTGCTGTTCCACTTAGTGTTGCACCAATAAAGTTTGCTGCTGTTACACTTCCTGTAAATGCGCCTGTTTCACCTGTAATGTTACCTGTAACATTACCAACTAAGTCTGAAGTAATTTGATTTGCTACAAAGTTGCCTGTAGTATCTCTTGCTACAATTTTACCAATTTGATTTAAGTGTGTAGCATCAATTGCCCATGTAGTAGCGTTTCCGCCATTAAAGTCTGTTCCTACCAAATAGTTTCCTGCAACTAAACTGTAAGGTGTTTGTGCTGTAACTGTAAGGTCTGCTGAACCGTCAAATGCAACACCGTTAACTAATATAGGTGATTCAAGTCTTGTTGCTTTATCTGCAACACCTTGTAATGTTCCCATTACTTTTGCCATTGCATTTAAATTAATACCTGTAATTAATTCTGAAAATCCGCTTACTGAATTAGTTGGATCAATAGTAAATGCATTTGAAGATACAATACCTATTGTAATACCATTTACTTTAAGTTCAATTACTGGATATGTTGTTCCGTTAGTTGCTAGTAATGTTGTTGTTACTGCCCTAGTTGGCAAGTAGCCGTCTGCTGTTTCAGGACCAATTTTAATCCAGTTAGATCCATCATATACATGTAGTGAAGGATCAGCCGGTGCGTTTGCAGTTGTTTCATTCTTTAACCAAAATGTTCCAAGAGCTGGAGTTACTGGAGCAGTGGCACTTACATTTGCAGAACCAACTTCAACCCAATTCTCTCCATCATAAACTTTTAATATTCTGTTTGTTGTATCAAACCAAACTTGTCCTGTAATAGGAGTTCCTGGTGCAGAAATATTTGCAAAGTTTTCTAATAAGAATAAAAAGTTTTCATTTTGAATTTCACCATAGCCAACATAATTTCTACCAACAAAAGATAAACTAGTGGTTGAGTCAACTGCTGCGTCTTGTAATACTACAAGTTGAGTTCCGTCAGTTTTGTTAATTACATAAGCCATTTATACGCTCCTATTTTCATCTTATGGTAATACCTCATCTGAAACGTGTGTCCAGTTACCTGACAACAACTGGAATACTTTAATAATTCTAGATGTTGTAATACCAGCTGCTGGTATAGCTGCAATGGCTCCGTTTACTGCTGTAACAGCAGGTGCTGTTCCTGAAGGTGTATTAAATGTGTTTGTTGAAATACTAATTTCAGGTGCTAAATTAAAGTTAACTGTTGAGTTACTTAATAATGTAACAAGAATTCTTGCAAAAGTACCGGATCTGTATTCGGCCGGTGGAGCCAACTTGGCTAAAATTTCTGATGCAATATAACTGTTTGGTTTACCATCTGATAAGTCCATGCTAAATGCTAATGATCTAGTTTGTGCAACATTGTCAACATATTCTTTTGTTGCTGCATCTTGTGCAGTTGTAGGATCCGCAAGTCCTGTAATTTTAGGACTTCCAATTAATGAAATATTGCCTGTTCCGTCTGCTTCTAGTTCTAAATCATCATTGTTTGCAACAGTAGAAATTTTATTATTTTCTAATCTTAACTGTGCAACTGGTGGTAATCCAGGACCAATGTTAACAACGTTTTGAGCACCAAAGGCTGTAACACCTGGAATACTTGTAATACCTGTACCTAACGAAGTTCCACTTAATACTGTTACTCCGTTGATCTTAAATTCTTTACCTGTTGCTAGGTTAATGTGTTCCGAACTTGTAAATGCTTGTGAAGCAAGTGCAGGATATTCTGCTGTTGCACCTAAGCCATCTTTACTATATAAAAATGCTTTATCAGTAGTACCTTTAATTACTAATCCACCGCCGTCTGCAATTTCATCTGAGTTAGAACCACTATCTCCTGTTTGTGCAAGAACAATGTATTTGTCCTCAACAACTAATTCTGTTTGTTTAATTGTAGCAAGGTCACCGTCATTAATAACAAGGTTACCTCTAATGGTAAGGTCGCCTGCTAGTTCCATGCTACCACCAGTCTTAACTAAACTATCTATTGCACCTTCATATAAATCAATTTGTCTTATATCAGGACTGATCTTAACTGCAATTTCCTGCGAGATACCTTTTCTAACATCTAAGATTAAAAGTTTATCTTCAGCAGCGTTTGATAATTTAACGTTACCGTTATCAACTGACAAGTTAGCCTGCGAAGCAGAACCAACAACAAGTCCTAGATCACTTTCAATTCTAAGTGTGTTTGTTAAAGAGTTAGCAGTATCTTTTCTAACATAGTTTGTAGAATCAATGTTTGCTAATTTTTCTGAGTTAGTACAAGTTACATCAAACTTAATACCTGACAATGTACCTTGGTTGAATCCTGGTCCAATGTCTCCACTAAATCCTTCAATAGCATTTTTAGGTGTAAATGAATCTTTAGCAAATATACCTAACAAAATACCATTGTTGTAAAGTGATGTAATAACACGAGTTTGGTTTAGTGTATCGAGTATGCTTGAAACAATAAGTCCACTAGTTCCTTGTGCGTCTGAATATGCAGGGCCTAACAATATAGTGCTAATACCATCAAAGAAATATAACTGTTTAGCAGTATTATTAAACCAAAGGTCACCAACACCAAGTGTCGTTGGCTGTGAGTTAGCAATTGTAGCAGAACTTACTGGAACAAATGCTGTACCACTATATACTTTAAGTTTTGATTCTGTGCTGTCAAACCAAATCTGTCCTTTAATAGGCGCTGTAGGCGCAGTCACGTTAGCAAAATTTTCTAGTATCTTAATAAAGTTTTCATTAAGTACTTCACCAAATCCGCTATAGTTTTTACCAATTAGTGTAATGTCAGTAGAGATATTATCAATTTGACCATCGGCTACTGTTGAAACTATTGTACCATCTGTTTTATTAATCTGATATGCCATTTAATATCTCATCCTACGTTGTTGTAAACGCTGGTGGTCCCGAACGTATAATATAGTTAATTGTCAAGAACGGATTCATAATACCAACTAATGACCCTAATGTAAAGTCTGTACTTGGTTTCTTAATACCGCCCGATTGTTGTAAGTACTGTGCTTGTCCTGGAGCAGTAGGTCCTAAACCTGTTGTACCTGGACTATTAATAGCACTATCAACTCTAACAGCCGAATACTGTATTCCATTTGCTGTCATATCGTGTTCGTGATCTGGTAGGTTACCTAATGTTAACGCTACCGCACTTGCGCCTGCTGAACCTGCAAGTGTTTGCGCTTCTGTACCTTCAACTCTTGCTGGCGATGGTTCACCCCCGCCGTTGTCAACAAACCCACCAACTGCATTTGGTACATTGATATTGTTGTCCATGTTGTGCCTACCTAGTGCAAATCTACCACGTAGATCTGGTAATCTAAATGTGCCAACACCATTAAGTGCTGCTGAACCGTTATATGTTGTTCCTATAATGTCAAATAATTCTGGAAACTTAGATCTTTCAACTTCGCCGCCATCACAGAATAAAAATCCTGTTGGTGGCTGTGTACCTGCATATGGGAGGATACCTCCTAACGGAATTCCTAAGTCTCCTACAAATGTATCACGTGTTTCTTTAAGAAGTCCTGTTTCTCCGCCTGCTTCAGCTGAAGCTCTATATACCAGTACATAATCATTTTTGTCTGATTGGTTTGGTGCAGGTTCTGCTCTATCTTTAACAATGTTAGCAGTCAGTGTAGTAGCAAATGTTTTGGTTGAACTACCTACCTGTCCGTCAAACTGTACTGCTGGCGAAACAACGTCACCTGTTAGTGCAAAACTTGTAACATTTTTTAAGTTAGTTGCAGTGTTTGCATTACCTGTGATGTTACCGTTGATTGTACCAACAATTTCATCTGCTTGTATTGATTTAGCATAAACTGTTTTCCAACGTGTTGTTGCTTCACCTAAATCATATGTGTCATTAAGTTGAGGTTTTGCAACCTGTGATGTAATTGTACCTGTAATATTTGCTGCGCCGCCGACTAATAAGTTTTTAGCAAACGCTGCGCCACCTTGTGAAACAATACTACCTGTTGATAGGTTGGTTGTTTCAGCTGTGCTTGAAATCTTTAGTGCGCCAGTTAAACCAATGTTGCCGTCAACATCAAGTGCTTCATCTGGTGCTGCAATATTAATACCAACTTTGTTATCAAGAACTCTAAGTACTGTAGTTGGGATTCCGTTTCTGTTAACTTGTAAATCTACTGAACTACCTGCTGATGAATTATAAAGTTTCGCAGCAGTTGCTGATGTTGTTACCTGGAAGTTTCCGTCAACACCAATTGTTAAACCTGCGTTGTTTCTTACATTAAGTCCTTGATCAGTTGTGTTAACAATGTCACTTCTTAAAAACTTACCTGCTGATACTTCAACTCCGCCTACGTTAAGTGCGTCTGCATTCTTAGCAGTACCAATAAGTTTGGGTAGTTCGCCTCCTAAAAATATAGAAGCAAATTCTGTTTTTTCAGTATCGTTTGCTGGTGTTGCAACGTTAAGTCCTGCTTTGATTGTTGAAAAGCCTTTAATATTAACTTTGGGTGTAAATGAATCTTTAGAAACAATTGCAACCGGTTGGTCTGCAATATATAAAATTAAAATACTTTTTGTTTGGTTGTTTGAGTCAGCAATGTTTTCTACTGCTGGTCCATAACGTAATCCGTCAATTGAACTTTCTGCTGGTCCAACTAGCAACCATCTTGTACCTGTGTAAATTCTTAACTGCTGATTTGTTGTGTCGACCCAAAGTTCACCAACTTTAGAATTTTCAACACTAGGCTCTGTAACACTCTTTTGAATGTTTGATGCTGCTTTCCATGCTGTGTTGTCGAACAATTGTAGCACACCATTTTGTGTATCATACCAAAGTTGACCTTCGACTGGATTTACAGGTGCAGTTGCACTTGCAAAATTTTCTAAAACAGATAAAAAGTTTTCAGCAATAATTTGTCCGTATCCAGTAACGTTACGTCCTGGAAATGTTAAACTTGTATCTTGACTTGATGTATTATCAAAGACCGTGATCGGAGTTTTATTTTCGCTATCTGTAAAATTTACAATATATGGCATTTATTAAACCTCCGTAAAGCCTGTTAAACTCTGTACTCTAATTGTATAATCAACTTGCAAGAGTCTGTTCAAAGACTTTTGTACAGGGTGGAAAACCACGTGTGTTAAAAGTTTACCTGTTCCGTTAGGATTATACCATTTAAGTCCAAGCTCGTCGAAAACAAAGTTACTGTCCATGTTAACACTATTATCAAATGCTTGTTGATCATCTGGCTCACCATAATCAAGTGTACATGTAATTACAATGTCACTGTATGTTGCTCCACTAATATGTCTAACTTCCATTTTGTTACGAACTGGATCAGCGTTTGCAATAGAGCTTTGATCAATAACTTTAGTGTATGTTTGATTATAAAGACTGGAGTTTGACCCAACTGTATTAGGTGTCAAATATGTAATTAATCCTGTAGGGTCAACTGTAGTACCACCGCTACCAAACGCCATTTCGTAGACTGTACCTTCCCCTTGATTTGAAAGACTGTTAACTATTGCAACACTCATATTTTCATAGTGTATTGCATTGCGTTTATCCTGATAAACTTCTCCAGTTTCAGGATCAAAAATCTTAATATGCCCTTCAAAATGGAACCCGCCGGTTTCATTCAATCCAGGTGCTTTTGGCGTTTTGTTTTCTTTGTTTGACATATTTTTATCTTCCAGTTTCATAGTGTATTTATTCAGGTAACTTCGATGTATTGGCAGCAATGAACTGACTAATCGGAGTGCTGTTTTTAAGCAGTGTAACGCCTGATGTAGCAGTATTTTGGCCTCTATCGTACCATACTTGTCCTTGTTGTTTTATAATACTAATTCGTGTACCTGCCGGAGGCACATTTGTTAGTCTAATATATGCTGACGACCCGTCAACACTAAATTCAGCTTCAACCTTCTCATCGCCTGCTGGGCTGGTTGAACCTTTAGTTTCATCGTATTGATCAATATATGTTTTGCGTAGTCTTTTACCGCCAACAAATACTTCAATTGAGTCACATCTTCCATAAATTGCCGGAATAGTTCCTGCATACCAATCACTAACAGTACTTAGCTTAGGAACAAAAGGTAGTGGTCCAATGAGTTGACTGCTACCATCACTAACAAAATCTGTTCTTGATTGGGTATCTTTATATGGAATTGTTTGGTCTGTACTCAAATCAACCACATATGATCCTACAGGATTCAGTGTTTTGATTGCTGTACCCTGTGTACCTCTTCTTAAGTTACTTAGTACATTACCATTCTTGTTCATGTACTCAATTTTCTCACCATCTATTTCAATAATACCTGGTATATTTCTACCTGCATCAGGATTAAACAATGTAGAAGCATCTTCAAGTGTAATAGTTTCATCATAGTAAGTTAATTCTTTTGCCAATACTAAATTATCAGTAATTGCATATCTAGTGTAACGATTAATGTTTAACATGTCTTTGCTAACTTGGTATGCACTTGGTAATGCAAATACGTTTGCACCAAACGCTACAATTTCAAAACTATCTGTATCTTTATTAGATCCTTCGATATATACAGCACCTCTCTTAACATCTAAGCGATAATCAATATCTTGTATAAGTTTAGTTTTGTTTCTATAAACCCATACATAGCTTGTGCCTAATGGTTTAAATGCAATAGGATAAAATGCTTTGCCGCCTGTATATTGATCGCTAACAATTTCCATTGAGGGATATTCACTAAACCAAGTTACATTAATTGTATCACCTAGTGTTAATGCTGTTGAAGCATTAATAACAATGTTGTTACCTACTACTGAGTACTCTGCATTTAAGTTATTTTCAATTTTAATAACATCACCAACCGTCAAATTTTCCGCAGTAACCTCAAGCTCTTTGGCTGTACCATTGTAAACATAATCTGTAATGAATGTTTTCAGTTCGTTATTAATATAAACTTTAATATTGTTTGGAACAATAGAACCTGCTGATGCAATAGGGTCAGTACCTAATATAAACTTTTTAGTTACACCATCATAAACATTGTACACTGTGTCAACACTTTTTAATTTTTTGTTGTTTATTTCAACAATAGTTGATGCTAATGCACTTTCTCTAGATAACTGAACAAATGTATCTAAGTCATAACTCCTAGTACTACCATCATATGTAAATTCTTGTTGGTTAACTCTAATTAAAGATTGCAATGAACTATCAACATCTGCTGCTGCGCCAAATGCAACAATTCTAATTACTGCTAATCTATCAGGCTTTGTACCAAACTGTACAAGTGTTCTATTTGGTGTGTCAGGTAATAAATCTGTGCTGTCAAGAAATCCTGTATCAGATTGTACACCGTTAACTGATACAAATATGTTTGAAGTATCAATATAGTTTGCGTTGGTTAAGAATAATGTAGTCTCACCATCTGCAATAAACTCTTGGTAATCAAGTATTGACACGCCGCCTAATCCAATTGAAACTATTTCAATTTTAGAATTTTCTGCCGGAACACTTGAAAATTCAATTGTACTATTTGAAATATTAACAGTATAAGTTGCTGGTGCAGATTTTATTCCGTCAATATAAACAATTACTGATTTGTTTTCAAGAATTTTTTGTCCTATTGGATATACTAATGTTGATCCGTCACCAATTCTAATATTGGATTTAACTGTTGCTCCTGCTGCGTCTTTGTTTGAATGGAACACTTTAATACTTAAACTATCTAAAACTTGTCCAGGAATATTTTCTTCTGTTGCAGGAACTTGATCTGGGCTTACATATTGGCCGCCGTCTATTGAAATGTCTTCTGCATTTAATCCTGTTGCTGTTGCATAAGCACCTTCCATTGCTGAAAGTGTTCCGCCCGATAATTTTGTATCTAACAAGTTATTATCATTAATAGTTACAGCACCATCGCTTTCTTCAGGACGGAAAATTAAGATATCTCCTGGACTTGTTGAAACATATTCGCCTACTTCTACAACTTTTGTGCTGCCGTCACCTATAAATGTTGGCATTTGAGCGTGAGGATTAATAACACTAGAACTATCCATGCCTGGTACTGCTGGTACTGCTGGTGATCCGCCTACTAATGCATCAACAACATATCCTGACACGCCTGTGTCATTTTCGCCAAAGATACTTTCTATTGTGGCAAAATCTGGTTTGCTCAACACTGGAGCAAAGTATGTATTGAACAATGCATAACCTAATGGGTTATTTGCCAACATACCTGCTGGTGTCTTTAAACTATCATCCCATTCAGGACTTAGAGAGCCGCCGTCCCAGTATTGACTCATATCCCACATTGACCAGTTTACCAAGTAAGTGTATTCTGTGTATGCCACTGCCGCTTTCTCTGGATCTGTATTCCAATCAGTAGCATAACCACTTGGATCATATAATCCTGCGTCAATGACTTCTTTCATTGCTAAATGTATTGCTGTGTTTTTCCAGTCAAAACTTGGTTCATTATTAATTCTAATATCTGGATTCATTTCCACTGCGTCTATACTGCCAGGCACGGCACCCGGAATACCAAATGCGTGTACGGTGTGGAATATGTGTTCGAATATTTCTTCGATATCTCTACGCTGTGTTGGAGGATTGTTTCCGTTGATATTTTTATACCATACCATATCCTTTTGAGCAACACTATCATTAAATGCTTGTAGTCCTGCATAACTTGCCACGTTAACATCTTCTAACCAGT